GCTTGTACAGCTTTCTTTACAACAAAATCTGTTACAGGAGATAAAGCATTAGCAACAGTTTGTGATAAAGGAACTTGTAAATTAGACTTAACACTTCCAACTTGTGCTGTAGGTCTTGCTTCAGATGTGAATGTAGGTATCTTTGGCATTACATATCCCCCACTAATATACCTTTATCTTTTTTAGGAAAGTAATCAGTAATTTTTTTCTTACCAAAATTACTCATACTTAATAAACTTGTTCCAGCTTTAGCAACAGTAGAGATGTTTGCTAAACGTGCTGCGTTTCTAGCCATTTGTCCTTGTATTCTTGAAAATCTTGCTTCTTCCATTTTGTTAGCCATGCTAACATCTGCGTTATATCTTGTAATTTTATTTTGCATTTCTTTTTCTAAGTTATTAGATTCTTTAACTCTTTCTGCTGAACCGCTAGTTATAACAACACCAGATTTTGCTAATGCAACATTTACTGTTCCTACTGATTTTCTAAACTGTTGGTTAAATCTTGCAATGTCAAATTCTGCTTGTTGATCTATTTTTTGTGCTTCATATTCAAGAATAGCTGCATTTCTTTCTGCAACTCTTTGGTTAAATTTACCAATAGCACTTTGTTGTTTCATTTGAACAACTGTTGATCCGATTGTCAATGCTTGACCAAAACTCATTAAAATATCCTTGCGTATCTGAAGTGATCTGAACCATCAAAACCATAATGTTTCATCAATCCTTCGTTTTTTAAACCTAACCATGAAGCAAATTTTAAACCAATAGTAAAGTCTGCTCTTACAGCTGTCTGAACTCTTTTTATATTATTTTCTTTTGCTAGTCTTGCAAAATTTTTCTTAATAGCTCTTGCGATAACTATAGGGTGTTGCCATACTTTGCTTGTTGCTAATACCCATCCTTCTGCTACACCATCCCAAACTATTTTCATTCCCGCAGATGCAATAGGTTCATCATTAATGATACAAGTATAAGCTAGACCATTTTGTTGTAACTCTTTAGCATCTCCGTCAAATTGTGCGTCTTTATCCATTAGTACATGATTCATTTGATTAGCAAGAATAATCTTACCATGAGTTGCAATATAAGGCACTATTTGTAATAATTTTTTAGTCATTGGTTTGTAACTCTGGGTATAAAGATAATATTGTTAAAGGTAAAGGTTGAGTTTGTCTAACAAAGATAAAGCCATCAGTATCATAATTACCTCTAAATTCTACAGCTTTATCCCCAGTAAACACAGGTATACCTTCATCCATAGGATCAAACGATGTTCTAAATGGTATTCTTTCCATGTTATCTAATGTTTCTCCAACTTCAACACCAATAGATTCAAATAATCTAATTGTAATTTCGTATATTCTTTTTGTCTTGCCTTGTGATGTACCATTTTGTGATCCAGCATCTAATCTCATTGTTTGTAATATAGAATTATAAGCTAAACCTATTTTAACATTAGTAGAAGAACGATCTAATGTTATTGATCCGCTTGATACTATTTTATCAGGATGTGTTGCACCATCAGCTAATATACCAACTGTTTGTCCTTCAAGATGATCTAAACCAGAAATAGTTGTAACTGCTGAACCACTATAAGCTAAAGCACTATCTAAAAAATTAAATGTTGTATTGTCTGTTTCTGTAAAATTAAATGTATTAATAAATTCTACAAACCTTCTTGTAGCACCATTAATTGTTCTTTTAATAATAACCCAAGTTTGATATTCAGAATCATCTGTGGGTATAACTGAAACACTTTCACATACTGATTTACCTTCGTTAGTAGAAGTTAATCTAGTAGCATCGTCTAAAGATTTAATGGTTAAAAATCCTGTAGATAATGCAGATGTTTCTGTAATCGTAACAACATTACTGGCTACTGTTGCTGTAAAATCAGAATCAGCATTAATTAATGTTTTTAAGTTTGTTGCTGTTTGATTATTACTAGATGTAGTATGAAACTTACCTGATGTAGCAGATGTAGCAGATGTAAAAGTTGTAGTTGTTCCGTCTGATTTTGTTAAAACAATTCTTGTGCCATTAACTATGTTTGCATAATCAGTAACTGTAACTGTTGCTTGACCAAATTTTCCACCAAAAATATGTCTATGCCAAGCAGTAACTTGTTGTTCTCTTTGGTAAGTTAAACCTATAAGCTCACCATCATCTCTTACTCCCCAAATAATTTGGTTAGGTTCTTGTTGGTAAGACATTTGTGTTAGTCCGCTTTCAGTAATATGTTCTGCAAGTATCGTCATGTCGGGTGCAATATAACCATCTACGTCAAAGTTATAAGCTAGTTCTCTTACTTTTCTTTTAGCTCTTTGTAAAAATAATGTTGCATTACCTACAGCTATTGCATCTACATTAGCTGAACCATGGTTAGATTGTTTTTTAATTAATACATTAGTTGGTGTAACAGCACTATCTGTTCCACCACCTGATACTGTAAACTCACCACCAGCTGTACCAAGAATTAAAGTTCTTGTAGCTGTCATAAATCTAATGGCATTAACTTGGTTAGATGCGATAGTATAAATAATAGCATCATCATCTGCTACTGTACCACCAATGTTTGCATCCATATTTTCATAATCACCAGACTTTGAAAAAAATATTGTTTGTGGTTGGTTAGTTGTTCCTGCAAATACTAATCGTTGCTCAAAAAAAGTAACGCAAGAAGGATGTCCTGTTGTATCTGAAAAAGCTCCTAGTCTCCAATTTGCTGTAGCACTTGCACTATCTAAAGCTGTAATAATTGTTATAACCGCATTAGTGGTATCTGTTACACTAGTAATTTTTGCATAACCATCACTTAAAAAAACAAATCTTCCTACATCTGTTGAAAGAAATCCACTACCACTATTGATTCCAGTAACAGCAGAAGCAACCAAAGCTATACCTGTACCTACTGCTGATTGACCGGGATTTAAAGTTGTAGCTGTTGTATTAGCATCTTGCATTGGTCCTTTAGTAAAATCAACATCTGTTAATGTCCAAGACGTATGACCTGTACGAGATAATTTTTCTACTTCGTGTAAAGGGTGAGTTATGTACATTACGTCTGCCGATTGAGCAAACTTAATATCAAAAAGTTGTGCAGTTGTGTAAGGTGTTGTAATTTCAAAAACTTTATTAGATACACCACCAGAAGTATAAGTGGTAAATGAAGAACTGTTTATATCAACACCATCTTTGTCTTGTAGTTCAAATGTATTAGTTGTTTTATCTGCAACTAAAAATCTTTTACCATTAACTTCTGTCATACCACCTACACCAGTAATAACTACTTCATCACCATTTTCATAACCATGTGAACTAGCAGTTACGACAGCAGGATTAGCTTTAGTAATAGCAGTGATAGTTTTATCACCTTCTAAAACAGCACCATCATCTTTATAAACTCTTATCTTAAGATTAGAAAACTCAAGCATGTAAGTTTGAGTTGTAGAAAATTCAAAGGGTATAAGCCTTGTTTTGTTAGCACTACTTGCTACTTCAGCTACAAAAGTTGTACCTGATCTTCTAGCTGCCGCACCATGTGGGTATACAATAAAGTTCTCTAATGTTTTACACCCCGAAGAATATTTTGTTAGATCATTACGACCATCTAATCGTGGTGATAATTCTCCACCTGTAAAGTTTGTAAGCTGTGCCGCAACTCGTGCCATTTATTAGTACCTAGTGTTAATAAAAGTACTAGCATCTATAGCATCCGTCATTCCAAGATCAGGTGAATTGTTTTGACCTTCAGTTGAATCTACAAATCTAGCATCCCTTAATTTATCTTGAAATAGTGTATACATTTTTTCTGATACTGGATTAGAAGACGTAACTCCATAAGCTATGTCTGCTCCTAATGCAGCAGATAAAGTTTCTCTTAATAATTCATCATATTCATTTGGGTCTGTAATTCTTGATACATATAAAATTTTCATAGTAGAGGTATTACTTAATATTTTTCTACCTTCTACTTTATAATTAGAATCATAATCTATAATGTAAAGTAACCTTAAACAATCAGCAGGTAAAGTAAACTGACTTGTAAAACCCCAAGCAGGTGTTGCTGTATCTTTTGCTAATGATGCTCTTTTTTGTAAACAGTTCCAAGGGTGTGATCTGAATAATGAATCTCTAACTTGTGTGTATCTTGAATTGCATAGTCGTGCATTTTTAGAATCTTCTGTTAATGACAGAATAGTAGTAGCACCTAGTTGGTTTAATGCTCCATTACAAATGTCTACTACTGATGCCATTGATTATGCTTTCTTCTTTTTAGGAAAACCAGCTTTCATATTTGCGTAGGCTTTCTTTGTTATTGTACTTTTCTTTTTTGATCTTGATGTTCCCGCTTTTTTTCTTGCGTTTATATTTCTATATAAGCTCATATTT